GGCTCAAATAACGATCTTTTCTTAATCTATTAATAGCTAATACAGTCTGAGCTGCATATTTCTTTTGAAAGTCGGCTGGTCGAGTATCAATGTCTTGAACGTTTGCTAGTCTATCTGCTAACTTTACAACCAATGCCCAACTCGACATCTTAGCCATTTTGTTTGCAATATATTCACCTTTGCCGATTGCATCAGATGCTGCTTTATCAGTAGTTAATTCTTGAACCATATCGGCTACAAGAGCGCCAAACTGTTTGACCAAGTCTTGATAAGTTGTATCAGTATCTTCAAGTGTATCGTGTAAATACGCAGCTTGAATCATAGCTGTTAGATTATTAGACTTTTTAAATTGTTTTACAAATCGAGCAACTTCTTTTGGATGGACAATATACTCTCCACCACTTTTTCTAAACTGACCTTTATGAGCTTTTGTTGCAACACGAAGAGCTGTTAAAGCACTTTCGTTAAGAGGTTGACACATATGTGATTTAAAATTAAGCATAAGGGTATCTCTCGTTAATATGTTTATGCTATTTATACAAAAAAATAGGGCCAGACAAAGTCTACCCCTACATTATTTTAAATTATCGACGTTGATAAATGTACGCATCAGCATAGCCAGCATCCGGCAAACGGATACATTGCCAACGACCACTAAGTCTTCCGCCATATATGCTATTTTCACCTCCTGCATATTTCCAAGCGTTTGGATTATCTTTCCCGAGACGACCTTGAAGTTTGATATAGTATCCAGCTTCTTTTCCATCATTTTTAAGCATTTTGTTCATGCCGGTAAGAAACTTACGCAGATCTTTGATCCGTGCAGAATCTTTTGAATCATTAGTAAATGTTCCAATATATGCGTCTGTTCGGTTCATTTGTCATTCCTTATATCATTTATCATTGCTGCGACACTCCAGCCGACACCAATAATAATAAATCCTAAACCTACTACTGGAGCTCCGGTAGTGATTAAAACTAATCCAGCAAGAGCAACTATTGTCGAATATATAAACATCACTGGCATTACTTAAAACCCTCAGTTTTGATAAACAAAACATTATCCATTGTAATTTTATTATTTTCAATTAACAATGCAAGAGTATTGTAAATATCTTTAAGAGCCCATGCTTCGGTTAAACCATGCCGAGTTTCTTCGACAGTCTCAAAAAAACCATCAATATTGCGAGTGTAACAAAGTGTAGCGGTTCCAAGATTTCTCATTTTATTCTCCATACATCATAAATTGAATTTCATTGTCGCCAAAACCTATATCAGATAATGCTTTATTGATAACATTTTTGTCACCTGAAATTTCACAAACAGGCCAACCACCACCCGGACCATTTTCAATCAAAACCTTTACAGTTACTGATTTAGGGAAATATGTATGAATTTCAGAAATGTTATTTTCATAAGCGAGATCCATTTCAAAGGTGATGTTGTCTTGATTAGTCATAGTATTCTCCTTTTGTTAATACCTTTATACTACAGTTTTAAAGGGATGTACATAGTTAATTTCATATATTAGTTTCATTTTTAAACCGCTGTGTTATTTGACTTAGAGCATTATTTAAAAATTCTTTTTGAACTACTATTGAATGTTCCATACAGGCTTCGAATATGTCGTCATGTGAAAGATTACTACCATCATCATACATTGTTTTTTCCATTTCACTAAAAGCTGCATTCGCTGCATCTTCGGCTGCGTCTTCCATTTTTTCAATGATTTGTTTTATTGCAGACATTTTTTTATCCAAGAATCAAGGTTAAAATTGTAAGTACAAAAACCATATTCAATATGGTTGATGTAAAATTTACGAAAAAAGATTTCATCAGAAGATTTCTCCGGTGATGACATTTACAATTGGTTGATTACCGAAAGCATCACGTGCCATCATTTGCTCTTCAGCGATTTGCTCAGGAGAGCGATTAGCTTGAGCAGTAAAGTATTCTTGTAGAAAATCTGACTGCTCTTCATCTCTGATTTCTAAAGAATAAACTTGCTCTTCTTGAGAGATAAGATCATTTTCATACCAGTCGGCGATCATGTCTGGGTTAGGAACCCGATCATTTGAAAGCCAGCGGACAATGTGTCCGGCTGAGTACGCATCTTGAAACTTAGCAACTACATCTTCTTGAGTGTAGCCGGTGTAAGTATTTGTTCTATTATCTCTACGCATTTTAATCTCCTTTATCTCTTGATACCTTTATACCATAAGCGGAGACCATTGTACAACAAAAAATGCGCCGTAAAGCGCATTAATTTAGAGTGTGACATAAATGTTACAGCTATTCTACAATAGGCGGCTTAGGATATCTAGTTTTTCCTGCGTCAAAAATCCTATGAATATTATGTGATATTGATTTATTAAATTGTCGGTCGGTTTGAGAAGCGTATAACCCCTCACTCAGAGCTCGACTAAAACTAGCCGTCATATCTTTACAAATTGAAAGTTTAGCACAAGCTTCTTTTGTAGTATAACCACCACTTAATCCTACAATTTTTTCTACGTTATTGTATGAGTGTAATGAGTCGTACGTAGTATGATCATCTGGAATAGTAAGTTTTAGAATACAGCGTCCTTTATAATTTTTTAAATATGTTGCAAGGTACCGGCTCAAGTCTTTTTCAATAGATGTCTTGTTAGGATTATTAATTGAAATTTCAGGTTCAATAATTGGCATTAAATTAAAGTTCATATTAATCCTTAGCGCTATCTCAAATTGCTGTTCTAAAACCTTTTCAATAGAGTATATGTCGTGTACAACACTTCTCATTTTTGTACCGGAACATTCTTTTGAAAACGCATATGCGCACATCGCAGTATCGTTAAAATCTTTTAAAGTACCATCCTCTTCAAGACCACTGTCAATTTTTAAATATGATTTAATTCCTTTTTCTTTTAGAATTGGATTCATACCTTTATCAATAGTGTCTTTATACAAAATAGCTGCCCATATTTTATCTGACGTAAAATCTGGAGAACTCACCATCCTTAATCGCATAGAATGTACTAAATCCATTTTATTATCTTCAGTGTATTCTTGACCATAGCGTTCTAATACCCCACCGGTACTTCCGCCACTGTGATCCATCGCTGCAATAAACTTCATTTCACTTCTCCCATTTTTTAAGTCTCTCTTCTTTACCGAGTTCCCAAGCTTCTTCAAATCCTTCAAACTGATAAGGTTGGCAATTAGACCAGAGTCTTTTAAAGTAGCTTTTCATAGTTGAATTGACATCAACTATCGAATAGTCTAAAGGTATTAACATACCTTTGACCGCCCACATAAGTCTATTCGCTTCCTTAATTTCTTCGAAAGTCATTTCATCTGGAGAAGCTTGATAATTTATCATTCATATGTCTCACCGGTTTCTCGAAAAAAGTTCTCGGACCAAAAGGCTTTATCATCAATCCAAATGTCATAATGTTCTTTTTTACCAACACTTAGTTCATGAAACTTAGCACCCCATTCAATAAGCTGGTTGTTAGTAAGTTTAAAATAGTCAATCTTACTAACAGCTCCACGGGCAGTCATATATTTAATCGTGTGACCAGCATCATATAATGCGTTTACTTTTGCTATTCTATTTGGTATTGGTTCGTGTAAAGCGTAGTCTTTTTTTCCATTTGGCAAAAGCACTTCATTGCAAATGGTTCCATCAATATCAATTACATATTTCATGATGTTCTCCTATAACTATACATAATTATAATTCATTTAGTCTCTTGCATATACTTATAAAAAAAATAAGGAGAGAATTTCTTCCCTCCTGCATTTATTAAGAATAAACAGCATTAAATTGTTGAGTGCATCTGATAAACGTTGTGCATTTGCTCAACTGCTTTAGATTAGATGCGCCGGCATAGGTACACGTACTCCTGAGACCACCTAAAATATCTTGAATAGTATCTTCTATTGCGCCACGATATGGTATTAGCACTTCCCTTCCTTCAGATGATCTGTAATTTTTAAGACCACCGAAGTGTTTTTTATTTGCGATATCCGAACTCATTCCATAAAATTGTACAAACTTCTTTTCTTCGCACACTGATTCAAAAAAGTCGTCATCTGTTTTAGTAAGTTCATTTGTTTCGTAAATTTTATTAATTATTTCGCCACCGCCTTCATCGTGACCAGCAAGCATGCCACCAAGCATGACAAAGTCAGCACCGGCGGCAAAAGCTTTAGCCACGTCGCCAGGGCAAGTACATCCGCCATCAGCAATAATATGACCACCCAAACCATGCGCTGCATCTGCACATTCGATAACTGCAGATAATTGCGGGTAACCAACCCCGGTTTGTATGCGAGTAGTACACACAGACCCAGGACCAATGCCCACTTTAATAATATCAGCTCCAGCAAGAATCAATTCCTCCGTCATTTCTCCGGTAACTACATTGCCAGCGATGATTACTATTCCGGAATATAACTCGCGAAATGCTTTAACAAATTCAGTAAATCTTACAGTATATCCATTTGCCACATCGATACAGACATATTTTAAATTATCGTTAGCTTGTTCATATACGTCGCGGAACTTTTCAAGATCATCATCGCTTATACCGATACTCATTGCTGTGTACTCTGTTCGCAATCCATCATCGTTATTGAAATAATTTACTAAATCATCAACGGCATAAGTTTTTACTAAACACGTGAAAACTCCTTCTTTCGATAACTTAGCTGCCATTTCGAATGTGCCAACACCATCCATATTAGCGGCCATAAGCGGAACACCTTCGTAATGAAATGGCATGGTGCTTTTCGGCCAATGTTGATCACTATTTAAAAAAGTAAATCTACGCTCTAAATCTACTTCTTTGCGCGATTCAAGAGTACTCCTTTTTGGCCGAATAAGAACATCTTTATAGTCAAGTTTCATATCATTATCAATACGCATTTAATCTTTCCCTATTGTTTTAACGTTGTTGTTATCAATCATATTCTGCTTTACATCATAAATTTGTTCTTTTTTAATCATATCAATTATTTGATTAGTAAGTCCAACTTCTCGTGTCAAATATCCTATTTTAGATTGTAGTTCATCTAGTTCTTTTAAATAGTATTCTAATTCTTTTTCTTTTCTTACTTTTTGTTCTATAAAATCTGTTATCAAAATCAATCTTGACTCTTCACTCATTACAATTCCTCGTCATGAATGTGCAATTGAATAAGAGCATAATGAAGAATTTTCATTAAGTCCTTACGAGCATCTGCACGCGTTCCTTTATTACCATATCTATTAGCATACTTATCTACATTACCCATACAGAATCCTGTACCATGGCCACGATCAATAATTACTTCAGTTGATTGGAATTTATTAGTGGAATAATGAGCTCCGTATGTGCTATCAATATATTTTTGAAACTCTTCAATATAATTTCGCTCATTAAATTTGTAATCGATTTCCATGTTAGATTCTTTATTAAGCTTCATTTTGATTCCCTGGCATATTAAATAGTCCGCTTACATTATGAAAATTGATGGCGGTTCGAGCAAAGATACACCAACCAAACCACGAATGATTTTTGATATCGTCTTTGATAAGTTCAATTGATGTAAATTCTTTAAAGCTAGTTCCTGTTGTCCATACATCATCTACAATAAGAATAGGATGATTACCACCAGTAGCGTATGGCGTTAGTGCATCTTCTAGTTTCTTACCTCCACGCGGAATACCAACTACTTTTGAAAATGGTCGTTTTTCATACTCCATAATCATAGATGCAAAGCAGTTCCATTCATCGTCTGAAATAGCATCACACTCAATTTTCCAATTAAGCTGCAATCCAGCGTGTGAAGTAAATTTTCCTGTTTGAAATAAGTCCATATTAATCTCCCATATTTGTTGGTGCGTATTGATCACCATTATAAGCAGGATAAGTTCCCTTTTCTACTCCGGAGTTGCATCCAACAACTACAGCCAGAAGTATTGCTATTGATATATATGTTCCTCTTTTCATCCATAACATAAACCCGTCAAAGCCTTCTTCAGCTTGTTTTTGTGCAGCTGTACGCACATCTTCATCACTCATTATTTTAACTTCCTTCACCTGGATTTGGACTTAACAATTCTCTTTTATTTGGTACACCTTCCCACTCTGCGTGATCAGTAGGTTTAGTACCTATCTCTACTATATTAGGCCATATCTCACTATATTTAGTGTTTAGAGTAAGCCAATAGCCTAATTCTTTTTCATCAGTTATTGACTCATCAGCACAAATAGCATCAACTGGACATTCTGGTTCGCATATCCCACAGTCTATACACTCATCAGGTTTAATAACTAAAAAGTTCTCACCCTCGTAAAAGCAATCTACAGGACATACTTCTACGCAGTCCATGTGTTTACACTTAATACATTCTTCTGTTACTAAATATGTCATTCATTATTTTAACCAATTCATGTATTTTTCAGGATGAAGTTTCTTATCTTCGTTCTTAGCCCACAAAAATGTACACACTATTGCAAACCAAAAACAAATGCAAAAAGCAGTAGCCATTTTAGTGGCTACCACTAGAATACATTACAGGTATAGCAATAAAGATCCCACCAAACACCAATGCAATTACAAGAATGACTGGCATCTGAGATATCAAAGGCTTATGAAAATCAAAGAGTCTGATGTAT